CGCTTGAGCTGCCAGCCCACGCTGGCGGCTCTTTTTTATTTGAAACAAAAAACGACCGTCAATAGGAGTCAATTTAAATGACAGCGGTTGAGTCAAAGGCGCAGGAGCGGCTGCCATTGGCCGTAAAACGCCATGCCAAACAAGAGGTTAGCGACGATTTGATCGCCGCAAAATCTACATTTCACGAGGCGATTGTGCTGTGCGCTCACATTGCACCGATCGGCTCCAAGGTGATCTCGATGGAGCTTGGTATTGACCAGGCCCAGTGGTCACGAATCATGAGCGGTCAAGCCCATTTCCCACCCAACAAGCTCGCTGATTTCATGGATATCTGCGGCAACGAGGTGCCATTGCGATGGCTGGCACTGAGCCGCGGCTACGGGCTTGTGCGCCTTCAGTCTGAGGTGGAGCGGGAAAACGAGCAGTTGCAGCTGCAAAACCAGGAGCTGAGCAAGAAGCTGGCCCACTTCCAGGAATTCATGGCTCTGGCCAAAAAAGCATAACGGATTCCTAAACCCTCACGGATGAACGGTGCGTCAGCGCTGCGGCGCTTTGCGCCCAAGTGAAATAAAGCGGTGTTTGATGACAGTTTTACAAAGCGTGCTGGATCGCAATAGCTGTGTTAGCGCCGGGATTCCGTCCGGCATTGGGTGAGACCTCCCCTCTAAAAGCGCACAGGCTGGTAAGTAATCGGCAGCCAGGGGCGCAGGTCCTTTCATGTCGGTAGGCTCGCCGACGGCGACAAAGAGCCACCCAAATTAAAACGATGGAGGTTGTGTGAAACGTCGACTGTTCAATGCATTGCGCCGAGCCCCAGACCAGGTGATAGGCGTTAACTACCTGGAGCGTTGGCACTTGGTGCCCAGGAATCGTTTCCTGAACATTTACCTCCATCGCTTTCTAGGCAGCGACGACAGTCGCGCCTTGCACGATCACCCCTGGTACAGCGTCAGCGTGATGTTGAAGGGTGAAATGATTGAGCTATCGGACAAGGGCTTACGCCGCATTCCGAGGTTTTTCCCCATCTTTCGAACCGCGAAGTTTGCCCACCAGCTAACGCTGGTGCGTGGGCCTGTGTGGACGATTTTTATCACCGGTCCCCGCATTCGCGAATGGGGATTTTACTGCAAAGGCGGTTGGCGTCACTGGCGGGTGTTTGGCAAGAGTGGTTGCGACTAGGCGGCTTCAATCGGCAAAGATCGGTACAGAAATACAGAACTTTTAAGGGTGTTCCAATGCGAGCAAGAAACATAAAACCGGGCTTGTTTAAGAATGAAATACTGGGCGAGGCTGACCCGATATACAGCCTTTTATTCATTGGACTTTGGACCCTGGCGGACAAAGAAGGACGCCTGGAAAACAGACCAAAACGGATCAGGGCCGAGCTTTTTCCTTATCGGTTTGAGCTTGATGTAAGCACGGCCCTTGCTTGGCTTAACCATGAATCATTCATAACCGTGTATGAAATTGGCGAAAAATCGTACATCCAAATCAACAACTGGAAGCGCCACCAGTCACCACACCACAAAGAGGCAGGGTCAGAGATACCCAGCATTAAGGAAGCGGAAAAACTAAAGGAAAAACAAGAGCTTGCGCTTGCTCAAGCCAAGCATGGCTCAAGCATGGCTCAACAAGAGTGCTTCAACCCCCCTGATTCTCTGATTCCTGATTCTCTGATTCCTGATTCCAGGGTAAAACAAATACGTTCGGAATCGTCTGACGACGAATCCGGCCCCCCTGACAAAAAACCGGAACCCGAAAATTCACCCAAGAAACCCTCGAAGTACAAATTCGAGACGCACCACCACGAGCTCGCTGTTCGCATGTCGAATCCGGTGGTGTGCCGATTTCCAGCCCAGAAGATCGATCTGGACCAGTGGGCTGACTGCGTTCGAAAACTCCAGGAGATCGACGGCCACGCTCGGGAAGAAATCATCGCCCTGTGGCACTGGATCGTGAATCACGAGCGATCGGGGTTTTCCTGGGCGGACAACTGCCGAACGCCGATGAAGCTCCGGGAAAAAAAAGACGGCCTGAGTTACTTCGAGATCATCCGAGCGCAGATGCGTCGGGAACAAACCCACCCAGCCCAATCGACGAAAGCGCAGCGCGAGGCCCAACGAAACGCCGAGCTGGACGCATGGGCCAGGGGCGAGTCAACCGCCGAGCCATACACGGGTCAAACTTTCGAGGGAGAAACCGATGACTGACGCCGACAAACCGCAATTCATCGCCTTGCTCAAAGGCCTGTCCGAGTACTACCAGCGCGAGACAATCACGCTCGTTGCTGCGCAAATTTATTTTGATTCGCTCAAGCGATACCGGTTTGATCAGATCTCAAGCGCGGTCACCCTGCACGTGCAGAACACCGAGAACGGGCAGTACTACCCGAAGGTGGCGGACATCGTCCGGCTGATCGACGGCAAGGAAATCACGGCTGACGAGCTGATCGCGGCAGCCCGGTTAAAACAAACCCCGCTCGGGATTCTGTGCCGGATACACATCGGCAGCTGGGACCTGGAGTACGCCAAAGATTTCTACCTCCGGGAGCGAGCCCAGGAGTGCTTGCAGTTGCTGCCGGAGTGGCGCCGCAGGGCGCAGGCCGGTGAGTACACCCAGCACGAAATCAGCATCATGCTGAAACACAAGGTCGACCCGGCGGCGAGGTTTCACCACGGCCTTCCAGCACCCGCCAATGCCGAGAAATTGCGCTTCAGGGCGCGCCAGATTGAGCACTCCCCCCGGCACCTGTACCTGGTGGACCAGTCCGACAAACCCGATTCGCAGGAGGCAGAGCTGGCATGAGTGATCGCATCGAGGTGGACGACATTCGGTTCAAGCTGCGGGAGGTTTTTTCGTTCTACGGGAAAGACCTGGACGACTCTGCTGAGCGCGTCTGGATCAATGCGCTATCCGGGCACAGCGCGGATGCCGTTATCCAGGCATTCGATCGGCATATCGCCGGTGCCTCTGGCAACGCATCCAGCTACGCGCCCAAGCCTCGGCACATCATCGAGCTGCTGCCAAGGCAGGGGGGGAGCCAAGCCTATTGCGGCCCTGCCGATAATCCGGCAGAGCAAGTGGCAGAGCCCCGGGTCGCCAAAGCGTGGGTGGTGTTCATGCGGCGGGTGTACGGGTTCAGCCCTCACGACGCAAACCCCGAGGTTCAACTGAGCTTCGAGCAGGCTTGCGAGATCTGCAACCAGCAAGCAGCAAAGCACAACCAGCCCGACGCCATTCCCGATAAATACAAAATTCCTCGGTACTGGGATCAGACCGACGATCTACTGGAGGCAATATGACCAAACCCATCTTCGCAATCGACCCAGGCAACACCCAAAGCGCCTACGCTGTGTATTTTCCGGATACGCACACCCTGGGCGCGTTCGGCAAAGTGAAAAATCACGAGCTGCGCGACATTCTCAAAGACTCCCTGCAGTGGGAATACCGCTACGCGATCGAGATGATCGCCAGTTACGGCATGCCCGTTGGCGCATCCGTTTTCGAAACCTGCCTGTGGATCGGACGCTTTACGGAAATTGTTGAGCGCGGGGGAAAAGCGTCGTCTCTGGTCTACCGCAAGGACGTGAAAATGCATCTGTGCAACTCGACCAAAGCCAAAGACGGAAATATTCGCCAAGCGATTATCGACCGTTTCCCAGCCACCGGCGGCGGCAAGAATCCCGTTATCGGAATCAAATCTAACCCCGGTCCGCTGTTTGGGGTTAGTGCCGATGTGTGGGCCGCCTTGGGCGTTGCCATGACCTTTTCTGCGACGTTCGAGCACCAGAACAGGGCAGCCGCATGAGTTTACTTTTCGACATGAGCCGCTGTGCAGGGCAAGACTGCACTCGGAAAAGCACCTGCGCACGGCATTCGCAAACTCTGACCGGAAAGCAAACCCCGTTTGTGTCCACGCTTTGCGGATGGGTTAACAACCAGTATTACGACGAATACATTCCGGTCGTCGAGGTTTCCGACTACCCGGAGGTGACCAGTGCTTAGAACGCGAACACCTCCACCGACAGGCCAACCAACCGAGCCAACCGATGTGCAGCGAGAGCGCGCAAGCCTGATGGGTTGGAGTTATCTCGGTGATGGGCTGTTCGGCCGCGGGGATTTTATCGGCTGGTTTGAGGGGCGATTCTTCGTCAAAGCGTAAAAACCGTTACTCAGGGGTAACTTGTGAACACGAAAAACAAACTTACACGACGCGCATTGGTAGCATCCGGGAAACGACTGACAGGATACCGCTATGCCACAAACCTTAAGCGACGCCGACGTGGAGGCCATTGCTCAACGCACGGCCGAGCACATGAGCTCAGAGTACAAACAGCTATGGATCGACCGGGAGACGCACTACTCGGATCACACGTGGATTGCCGAGGAAAGAAAACGCCGGGAGGAGGTGGCTCAGTTTCGGCGCAAGGTCGCCTCATCGATGACCATCTGGGCGCTGATACTGGTGGCTGGGTTTGTGGCCACATCCACGTGGAAGGCTGTCGTCACGCTGGTTAAATTTGACTAAGCCTGGTTATTTTTCGAGCAATGGGAAAAATGGCAAAAGCTAAAGTATCCAAAAGCAAACTCACTGACCGGCAAGCCGAGCTGTACAACGCCCTGTCGCCCCAGCAGCGCGACACACTCATGGGTGTGCTGCGCGGTCTCAAACCCCACGATGCCTATTACAAAGCGGGCGGTACGGGCTCTAAGCCTGCTGCCAGTGCGTATGTGTCCCGCCTCATCCGAAGCCCCAAGGGGTCAGCATTTCTCGCGGCGATGCGAGGCGAGGAGATCGAATCGGCCAGCAACGTGGCGATACTGACCAAAGAGCAGGCGCTTAAGGAGCTGTCCAAAATCGCACAAACCAGCTTCCACGAGCGCAACCGAATCGCCGCGATCAAACAGCTGGCGGAAATGCAAAGGGGCTGGAACACGCCGACACAGCAAGAGGTTGAAATCCCGAAAGGCATCACGCACAAGTACTCGCCCGAGGATTACAAGAAAGCGGCGGAGGCAATGAGTGAGCACTTCCGCGACTGAGGTGCTGGAATGGTCGGAGCTGGATTTTCCCAAGAAGGCCGCTCTTAAGTGTTACGCCGAGCAGTCGTTCCTGAACTTCACCAGGGCCTGGTTTGAAGTAGCGCAAGGCGACCGGCTGCTGGTGAACTGGCACCACCATCTGATGGCCTCCAAGGTGGACCATCTGATTGAGGGGCGACTGACGCCCAGAAACTTGATCGTCAACGTACCCCCGGGCGGCACGAAGACAGAGTTTTTCTCGGTGCACCTGCCGCCTTACCAGAACATGCTGATCTCCATTGGCAAACTTAAGCGCTTCCGGAACCTCAATATCTCGTTTTCCGACGACCTGGTTAAGCGCAACTCCAGACGCACACGGGACATCATCGCCGGGCCGGAGTATCAGGAGTTCTGGCCCTGCAGCTTTGCATCCAACAAAGCCGAAGAGTGGGAGACCGTAGGGGCAAGCGGACGGGTGATAGGGCAAACGGTATCCCACTCCGCAGGCGGACAGATTACCGGGGGGCGAGCTGGGTTTTTCGGACCCGACTTTACCGGCGCCGTCATGCTGGACGATTACAACAAGCCCGACGACATGTTCTCGGAGACCAAGCGCAAGGTGGCTAACCGGCGCCTGGTCAACACTATCCGATCGCGCCGTGGGGACAAATCGAAGGACCACCCAACACCGTTCATCTCGATCCAGCAGCGCCTGCACGTAGACGACGCCAGCGGATTCATGCTCTCGGGCGGTATGGGTGTTCAGTTCCACCACGTAGTGATTCCGGCCCTGGTGTGCGAGGAGTACATCGAGTCGCTGGAAGAGCCCTACAGGTCGATGTGCTGGGAGACCGTCAAGGATACTGACTCGGTCGTTGTGGGTGGTGTCCGGTATTGGTCCTACTGGCCCGAGATGGAGGATGTGCACGACCTGCTGGCGCTGTGGGAGCGTGACGAGTACACGTTCCTTTCGCAGTACATGCAGAAGCCCAAAGCGCTCGCCGGCGACCTGATCGACACCGACTGGTTCGGCCGGTACCAGGTTCTGCCCAGGCTGTTGTGGCGAGCCATATACGTGGATACAAACTCGGGCAAGGTGGGCGACCACAACGACTACACCGTGTTTACCCTGGCCGGTATGGGAACTGATGGAAAGCTCTACATCATCGACGTGGAGCGCGGGCGCTGGGACCCGGAAGAGCTGCTGGAAAAAGCGATTGAGCTGTGGGACCGGTGGAAGCCGACAGACCCGAAAGCGCCGGCGCGGTTACGCTACATGGGCATTGAAGACAAGCAAGCCGGGCAGGGGTTGATCACCACGCTCAAAAAGCGAAAAAAGATACCGCTTAAGGAAATTCCCCGCGGGGATGGGCAAAACAAACTGGTGCGCTGTAACAACTCCATACCCTGGATTAAAAGCGGCCAGGTGATGGTGCCGATGCTGTACGACGATGAGGGCAAAAAGATCACTCACACAACGTACAGCAACGGATCGGTAGCGGGGCCAACATCCTGGGTGCCGGCTGGGCTGAAAGAAGCGGCCGACTTTACGGCTGACGACTCACACGATTACGACGATATACTCGACACATGGTTCGATGCGATTGATGATATGTTGATCTCTGGTACACCGTCTGTCGCTGGCATGGTTAAAAACTAAAGGGCAATCACTATGGGCAGTCAAGAGGCGAGCAAACTGGTATTCGACAAACCCCGCGTTCGTGTTCGCTCGGGCGACGGGCTTATGAACGTGTATTCAGGCATGGGGACCGGCAACGCATCGTCGAGCCACAACAAATGGTCCCCAACCCACTGGATGAATGGCCACGTTATCGATGTGATCTATCGAGAGTCATGGCTGGCGCAGGCGATCTGTGCAATACCCGCCGAGGACGCGACGCGAGAGTGGCGCCGGTTCACAGGCGACCATGCCGAAGACATCGCCCGGGTAGAAAAAGCCTTGAACTTGCAAAGCCTTGTGGCCGAGGCCAAGACGTTTTCTCGGGCCTACGGCGGTGCGGGAATTCTGATGGTAACAAACCAGCCCCTGGACCAGCCCCTGGATCTGAATAAAGTCAAAAAGGGCGATTTAAAGAAGTTGTTGGTGCTGGATCGTTATGACCTAAGCGCTCCGCTGATGAACCTGACCAGGCCGCTTGATGATAACTGGATGCTGCCCGAGTACTACACGCTGGTTAACGGGTCTCAGCGGATTCACCACTCCCATCTAGTTCGGCTCGAGGGGCTGCGGCTACCCAGGCGGCTGGCGGCCATCGAGCACGGCTGGGGAGACTCTGAGCTACGCAGAATTCTGCAGGACATCAACATGGTCGTGGCCTCATTCATGGGCATTGGTGAGCTGATGCAAGAGGCCAACGTCGATGTGATTACGTCCGACAGTCTGGCCGCGGATCTGTCCACCGAGCAAGAGGCCGAGATCATCGAGCGCTACCGGCTGTTCAACCTGATGAAGTCGAACTACAACTTGTCCCTGCTTGATGCGAGCGAGAAGCTGGACCGTTTAACGTTGAGCTTAACCGGCGTTGCGCCCGTGCAAGAGCAGTTGCTGACGTGGATTAGCGGCTGCGCCCGGATACCGGTAACCCGGTTATTTGGTACCTCAGCCAAAGGGATGAGCGCAACGGGCGAAGGTGACGAGGATGTGTATAACGATCGCTGTCGCAGTATGCAGTCGCGTGACCTAAGCCCCGCGCTAAAGCAGCTTGACCAGGTCATGGTGCGCAGCGCGGTCGGAGAATACCCGGCTGACACCGACTTTCGATGGAACCCACTGTCGCAGCTGGACGACGAAGAGCAGGCAAATCTGGACTACACCGATTCGCAGACCGATAAGGCCTATCTCGACATGGGCATCATTCGGCGTTCGCACATCGCCATGAAGCTGCAATCCAAAGCGACCTATGACATTACGGATGAAGAGATTGAGGCGCTGAAGGCGATGGAGGAAGAGGCACCCGAGCCGGACGATGATTTTGAGCTTGACTTGAGTGGCGGCGGGAGCGAGGGCGACCAGTGATGATTAGCACCAGGGACAACAACATAAAGCAGCTTCCCGAGCGGCTGACGTTGTTGGAGCTGCCCCGGCCTAATGCGCTGGCCAACCTTAAGCGTGGCCGGCGCCGGCAGGCCAACCCAATCGACTACGACAACTCGCTACCAGCCGGGTACAACCGCCAGTTGCAGGCGATCATTTCCGCGATAAACGAAGAGGTGCGCCGGGACATCATTCCCGCAATTTACCGGGCAAAACCTGAGTACACCGCCGATGCCTGGCCGACGATGATGAACGCGCTGTTAACAGCCTTGGCCGAGCGCTGGGTTGGGTCAATGTTCGACGTGCAAGCTGAGCGCATAGCCGTGGGAACCGTTCGCCGGATCGAGGCCGTCAACGGCCAGGCGTTTTTGAAGTCGGTGAATCAGGCGGTGGGTATCGAGGTGTTTGGCGCGCACTCAGAGTCGATTGCAATCGAGCTGGAAGCGGCCGCGCTGGAAAATGCCGAGCTGATCAAGCGGGTGGCCACGGATCATATTCACCGCGTAAGAACTACCGTAATGGAGCGCATGCGCGGTGGATATGCACCGTCAGTGATTGCCAAAGACCTGCAAAAGCAAGCCGGAATCAGCCGGCGCCACGCCAAGTTTATCGCTCGGGACCAGACCGCCAAACTGAATGGGGAGCTGACAAAGCAGCGTAATCTGGCAGCAGGTATTGAGTATTTCAGATGGCGACACTCGAAAGATCAGCGCGTCGGTAGCGATCACCGGCTGGCGGCGGAACGGGATGTAGGGTACGGCCCGGGTGTGTACCGGTGGGACAAGCCGCCGAAGGAGGGGATACCGGGCCGGGCATCGAGGCCCAATTGCCGGTGTACAGCCGCCCCGGTGTTTCCGTGGGAGCTGCCTGGGCGATCGGCTTAACCGTAAGTAGGGTGGCTCTTTATCACTTCCTTGGGCGGTTGGGCTGGTGGGGTTTCTTGGTTGGGTTTTGATTCCTTTTTGCTCATAGCACTTGCTCCAAATATTGAGTATGTATCCACACCGGCCACGTGTACTCATCAAACAGCACCGGCAGGTGGTCGGCATGGTTGCCGGTTCCGGTCTCACCAATAACGCTGCCCAACCATCCCTTTCGGTACATTACCCCTTCCTCTAGGTGCTCCAGGACACGCTCAGGCTCAAGATCGGCATTCAGGCGGACTCGCGGTAGCGTCTGGCCTTTTTTCAGGCGCTCAAAGCTCACGACATTGTGAATCACGCAGCGTCATCCTGGTCGGGCGGGGTAACGTTAAGTTTCAGGCCTCGCACATGAATACTCACGCTACCGTCGATGTAGGTATGCGTCGAAAATATCTGACTCTCGCTTAGCAAGATCATGTTGCCGTGGCTGCGGTGCCGAATTAAAACCGGCTCTTGATGAGCAGCGGCATACACGCGGTTTGGTGTTTCGTGCAGCTGCTTTGCGTTGAATTTCCGCATTATCGTGCTCCCCAAGCAAAAACCGTTACCCAAGGGTAACTATAAGCGCCCGACAGTTCAATCACTGCCCTTTTTGTGCTCTGCGCGCTGGTAGTATCCCCGGCATGAGAGTCTTAGTGCACGACAGAATTTCGTATGCGTTAACGTCGCGAACAATTACCGACGAGGGTTACCTGTTGGCTCCGGCGCACGTTGCGCGAACGGGAGTCCAGCAGTACCTGGCGAGCGAGTTGGGGCTGACCGATCGCAACCCGAACGAGATCATTAACGTATATCGCCCGCCTGAAGAAGTTTTCTCGCCCGCCAGCCTGGCCACGTACCAGCACAAAGAGCTCACGGACAACCACCCACCTGAAATGGTCAGCGCGGACACGTACCGCCAGTACTCGGTAGGCCAGGTGGTTTCGATCGGCCAGCAGTCCGGCGAGTTTGTGCAGATCGACGTAATGGCGAAAGACTCAAGCGCTGTGAGCGCCATCCAGGGCGGAAAGGTCGAGCTGTCATCTGGCTATTACGCCGATTACGTCCCCGAGGCTGGCGTGACTGATGCTGGCGAAAATTACGAATTCGTCCAGCGCAACATTGTAATTAACCACGTTGCGCTGGTGGATAAAGCCCGAGCGGGTCACGGTGCCCGAATCTTTGATAGACAAACAGGAGATGAGCCCATGGCTGTCATCACGTTAGACAACGGCCGGACGGTCGAGATAGAGGATAAAACGGCCGCACTGGTCGAGGATTCCATCAAGCGCATCATCGATCGCGCCGAGGCTGCCGAGACTGCCCTGGCCGCTCGCGATGCCGAGTTGGAAAAGGAAAAGGCCCGTGCGGATCAGTCCGAAGAGGCCCTGGCAAAAGAAAAGGAAAAGACCAGCGATGCCGCTCTGGATGCTCTGGTCAACGAGCGACTATCCGTGCACGACGCGGCCCGTCAGCTCGTTAAAGACTTCGACTGTTCCGGAAAGTCTCTGGACCAAATCAAGCGCGAGGTCGTTGCCGCCTTGCACCCTCAGCGCGACTTTACCGACCGCGACATGACCTATATCAACGCCGTTTTTGATATGGACAAAGAGGAAGCTGAGCGGGAGGAAACCGACGAGGAAGAGAAGAAGCGCAAAGCCGCCGACTCTCACAGCCAGCTAGCGCAAGACATGGCCGGCAAACCACAACCCACTGTTGACGCTCGCGCTGTGATCCAGCAGCAGACCGCTAACGCTTGGAAAACGGAGAACTAATCATGGCCGTTCAAACCACCTATTCAGCCGAACACGCCCCCGCCTATGAGGGCATGAAGTCGTCTAGCTCCGAGCTGTTCAACTCGCGCAGCTATTTTGCCGAGGGCGGCAACATCCTGCCCGGCCGCTGGGTCGTGAGCGGCACCAACGCGCAAAAGCAAGTGCAGTTGCCAGGTGCCAGCAGCGACGACGCCGCAATCATGGGGCTAACGTTGTATGAGCTCAACCGGGTGCACTCCGATGACGGCATCCCTCAGAACGAGGACCGACCGCTGACCGTTGTTAACCACGGCACTATGTGGGTTATCGCCATCGACGGTGCCTCTGTGGGCGATCCGGTCTATGCCGTGCGCGCGGCCGCTGGGGGCGCCGTTGGTGGCACCCGGTCAGCGGCTCACGGGACCGATGGCGCAAACACGGTATTGGTGAGCAATGCCAAATTCATCACCTCCGCCGCTGCTGGTGGATTGGCTGAAATCTCAATCAGCCGGACTTAAGAGGACTCGCACATGACTACTCAAACCCAAGCCGTACTGGATGCAAAGAACAACGTGGTCGTAACGGCCTCGCCCTATCACGTGATCGCGATGGAAGGCTACGACGCCGCCATGGCCAGCATTCCGTTCAAGAGAAAAGGTGGCGAGTTCACCATCGACAACGGCATCGCGTTCTATATCTCTCAACTCGCGGGGCTGGACCCGAAGCTGTACGAAACCAAGTACCGCCACATCGTCTACCAAGAGCTGATCCCGATTGACACGACCGGTCCGGCGTATCTGGACCAGTTCGATTACATCTCTTATGACGCGGTCACTGTGGGCAAGTTTATTGGTGCCAACGCCAAAGACATGCCCCAGGTGGCCATCAAAGCCAAAAAGGATGTGATCAAAGTCGAAGAGGGCGGCATCAGCTACGGCTATTCGTTGCAGGAGTTGGAGAAAGCTGCAGCGATGAATATGCCCCTGGATGCGCACGGGGCCAAGGCCTGCCAGCGCGGCTTCCAAGAGCACGCGCAGCGCGTAGCCTTTCAGGGTGACGAAGAGCTGGGAGTAACCGGCCTGCTCAACAACGACAACGTGGCGCAGGACAATAGCCCAGCCTGGAGCGCGATGGCGACTCAGCTTGAGCGCTACAACGACATGAACTCCATGTTGATCAGCGTGTGGGAGAACTCAGCGCAGGTGCATTACGCAAACCGACTGCTTCTGCCGACCACGTACGTTGAGTACTGGACTCAGCCGATGAGCGCCGAGCGCCCCGAGATTACTCTGGGTCGCTACTTCCTGGAAAACAACTTCTGCAAATCGCAGGGTGTTGATGTGCAGGTTAAGTTTTTGTCCGACTTGAATGCCGCGGGTGAGGGTGGCGTGGCTCGGATGGTGGCGTACGAAGTAAACCCAGAGAACCTGGTAATGAAAATGCCTCGGCAGCTTGAGTTTTTGCCGCCCCAACCGGAAGGGCTGCGTATTGAAGTGCCGGGCCGGTACAAGTTTGGCGGTGTTGAATTCCGCTACCCAGGGTCCGCCGCGTACCGCGACGAAGAGTAAACAACAGGAGATAACGCTATGCCGTTACTTATCAACAAAGCCAAGCACTTGATCACCATTAACGTCACGAACCGTGACGCCAAAACCGGGAAGGTGGAAGTAAAGAAGTACCCCATCATCCCGGGCACAGGAAAGCCAACGGCTGTTCCGAAAGAGGCCTTGTCCCTTCGCTACGTCAAATCGAAGATCGCAAAAGGCGAGCTCGAGCAAGTGGCCGACCCTGCGGCAAAGCCTGCTGACGATGGCGACAAGAAAGACGATGGCGGCAAGGGTGGTGACGACAAGAAGAGTGGAGGCGCGAAGTAAAAATGGAAATCACCCCAGAGGTTGTTGAGGCGTTTTGCACCGACTTTGAGGGCTTTGCCGATTCGTCGCGCTGGCCTACTGCTCAGTTGGTGCGAGCATTGCAAACTGCCGACCGGGAAACCGGCAGCAACCGCTGGGGTGGTTACTCCGACCATTCGATCAAGCAGCGCGGCATGTTCTTTTTTGCCGCGCACCACCTGACTATGAGCAAAGCCGGCGCACGTGCAACAACTATTGGCGGCGCGCCCAGTTCGGTAGCTCAGGTACAAAGCAAAAGCGTTGGGGATGAAAGCATTAGCTATGCCCTCAACAGCCAGAACATTCCGGCCGGAGACGAAGCGCTGAGCGCAACACTCTACGGTCAAGAATTTATGAGACTGCGCCGGCGTATTGGTCGCGGCGGGTCCAGTAGCAATGCCCGGGGGTTTTTGTGAGAGCGCGCGTGCAGGTGATCAACGCAGACAGGGCCAAGCGATCAGTTGCCGCCCTGGCAAAGCGCCTGCAGGGCAAGCAGAACGTACTGGTGGGTGTACAGCAGGGCGCTGGCAACTATGACGATGGGACGCCGATTGCGGTCATAGCCGCGGCCAACCATTTCGGGGCAACCATCAAGCACCCGGGTGGCACATCCTACGGCTACAGAACCGAAAGGGACGCGATAGCGGGCAAGTCTCGATTTCTAAAATCGGGCACGGGCTTCATGGAAACCGGCAAGACCGGTGCCCACACAATACAAATACCGGCGCGCCCGTTCCTGGACGTCGCGATTGAGAAGAACAGTCGGCACTACACGACCATCGCCAAGAACCAGATACCCAGAGTGCTGCACGGCGAGCTGACGATGGAGCAAGTTCTTGACAGCATCGGCTTGGCAGCGGCCTCTGATGTGCAGGAGTACATGGTTGAGTTGCGCACACCGCCCAACGCGGAAAGCACCAAAGCACGTAAGGGCTCGGACAATCCGCTAGTGGACGAGGGCACACTGATACCGTCCATTCGCCACCAGGTCGCTCAGGGTGCTGTTACTAAGGGGCTGTAACCATGCTCAACATGCTGGGCTTTATCGATCAGAATTTTGTCACCGGCGAGGTCACCATCACCCCGGTAGGGGGACGGTATGTGCGGGGGAAGTGGCAGCCAAGCGAGCTCCCTCAGTCCACCACGCACGAGGCCACAAAGCAAAGCGCATCGTCGGAAGAGCTTAGAGCACTGGCCCTGGGTGGCGAGCGATACACCCACGTTGCCAAGTTTTATATCAACGACGGATCAATGCACCGCATCGGCTCCACCCTGGTTGATCAGCACGGCGATACTTACCGCATTGTGGACGCCGACTGCCGGCCCGAGCGCAACTACTGCCGACTGATGGGAGCGCTCCAGAATGCTTGATGTGGATGCCCTGCAGGGGAACATCGTCGAGTTGGTAGCCTTGGCCAGCGGAATGCCAGAAGGGCAAATACAACTGATGCTTGGCGGCGAGCTGCCCGAGATTCCCGGCCCGTACTGCAGCGTAAGGATGAACACCGATCGCACAGTGGGAGCGCCCAGCCCCAAGTACCGGGCGAGCGAGACCGAACACGTATTGGACCAACTCATTCACGTGGCCACAGAAGTTGAGTTCAGCATTAACTTTTTTCGATCGGGTGCCATGCAGTACGCCAACAACATGAAGTCAGCGCCGTATCGGTGGCAGGTTCAGCGGCACTTGTATCAAAAACGATTGGGCTGGCTGCGCTTTGGCCCGATTCACAACCTGACCAGTTTTTTCAGCGGGTGGTACGAAGAACGAGCGCAAGCGAACCTGGCAATACTGATTGATGGGGTTGATGCCCAACAGGTGAACCAGGCATTGCACGTCGATGTAATTATTAGCGAATAGGGGAAAACCGATGGCCTTTCCAGCAAGTCAAATTGTCAACGTCACACCCAGGCTGGCCGGTGCCGGCATGGGCACATCAAACTTTGGGGCCACTTTGCTGCTTGCGAATGAGTCGGCCATGCGAAATGACGCCGAAGAGTGGCCGGTCAACTCGCACAAAGAGATCATCAGTGCGGACGACCTTTTGCCGTACTTTGAAGAAACGGCCGAAGCATACCTGGCCGCGCAGATGTTCTTTTCCGTCATGCCCAAACCGCTAACGCTAAAGGTCTGGCTGCGCGACGACGCGCCTCAAGAGGGCGACCCAGACACACCCACCGAGGCACTGGCAAAGGCGGCGGACGCTACCTGGTTCTTTTGGTTCGATGTCACCAAAGACATGCGCGCAACCACCGCCGACCTGCTAACTCTGCAGGCGTGGGCAGGTGCATCGTCCAAGTTCTTCGCCGCCACTACGAACGACCCGGATGTGCTCGACTCTCAAGTCGAAAACGACCCGGTATCTGAAGCGAAGCAAGCGGGCGTTCGGTACTGCTTTATTGAATACCACACCGACAACGCCTATGCCGGGTTGCAAACGGCCGCGCTGTTCGCCCGCGTGAACTACTCAGCCGACAACAGCACAATCACCGCCTTCGGTAAGCGCAAGCCGGGCCTGCAAGCGCTGGACTTGCGCACCAGTGAGTACATGCAGTTGATTGAGAAAGGCGCGGTGTTTTACACCCAGGTTGAGGCGGGCGAGGCCGTCGATAACGGGCGAGTGCTTAACCCGTACACCACATCGGCTTTTGGCGAAACGATTGCGGATGTGGTTGATACCGAGGCTTGCGTCAACGCGATGATCGTATCCAAGTACAACTACCTGATGAACGCCACTACCAAGCGCCCGCAAACACCGGCTGGCCAGGCGGGTGCGATCGATGCAGTGGCCCAGGTGTGCGAGCAGTTTTACCGCAACGGCTTCTTGGGTCCACGCGAGTATGTGGACACCGAGACCGGCGAAACTCAAATTGCCGAACACGGCTATGTGATCCTGACTCGGCCCGAGGATGTGTATTTGCTTTCCGACGCTGATCGCGGCCAGCACAAACTCTACCCGATTACGGCTCGGCTGTTTCGGGCAGGCGCAGCGTTCGAAATCAGCACCACAATCGACATTGAATAAGGGGACGACCGATGGCTATTAGCAACTACTCTTCCGCTGACGGTCTGCTGACCATCAACGGCACCAGCATCAACGATTGGGGCGAGACTCAGCCCTCGGTATCGATTGAGGACATAAACCCACGGGTAGCGCTCAAGCGCGGGCTGGGCGGCAACATGGCCGCGATGGACCCCACAACCACGCCCAAGCGCCTCACCGTCAACCTGCTAACCGGCAGCCCCCAGGCGCGCTACCTCGTGGGGCTGCTCAAGTCGCGGGTGACCATTCAGGCCACCTGGACGCAAATGGGCACGGTTGAAACTGAGGTGTTCATTGATGGCCGCATCACCAGCCGCGGGCCCCGTGGGCGCATTGCTGAGCAGACCACCAGCCTGTCCGACGAACAATTTGTAATTGAGTTCCGAGACTCAACCGAGACGTAACCGAGGCAGACGAAATGGATCACCTGGTGCAAGAAGTTGAAGTCGGCGGCAAGACGTACGTTGTGCAAGCCGTCGATGCACAGACTCAGTACAAAATCCTGCAGAAGCTGGCCCGGTTCGGTGTGGGGCCGCTGATCGCGGGCATGGTCAAAGCGGGTGACGACACAGCCGCCGTTAAACGTGCGTACCTGCACGCGCTGGTTACCGTCGTGCAAGCGATGCCCGAAGCGGATCAGGATTTTTGCTTAACCGAGGCCCTGAAAAAAACGGCGCTTCAAGGCCAAACCGAGCGTGTCGACATTTCCAGCTTTAGCGGCCGCATCAGCGAGTACATTTTGCTGGGCGTGCGCGCAATTGGTGTGCAGCTTGGGGATTTTACCTGCTTCCTGAACCTGATCCCCGGATCTACAGCCACGGCTCAGGAAGGCAGCGAGTAAAAAACCCGGCTGTGGAGTGGTTCTTTATGCGCGTGTGTGCAGGTATACCGAACGTGTGCCCCCCGCTGTGCACATGGGAACAGACGCGGGACGGCACCTACACCCTGGCAGACATTCAGCGCTTTCACTACACGCTGGACGAGCTGTCGCATTACCGAATTGAGGCCATAAATGAGCGATAACGTACTGGATAAATTTCTCATCGCCCTGGGCTTCGATGTTGATAAGAAATCGACGCAAGAGGCCGAGAGTTCAATTGATGGAATTCGCACCAGCGCGCTGGCAATGGGCGGGATACTGTCGGCGGCGTTTGTCAAAACCGGATTTGCTGTAAAGAACACTGCTGACGATATGACCAACTTGTACAACCAGTCTAAACAGCTGGGCGGTGTGGGTGTCAGCGAGCTGGATGCGTTTCGCCACGCTTTTGAGCAGGTCGGTGGGTCGGCTTCGGACGCTGAAACCACCCTGGCAAACTTCGAATCCTTGCTAGCAAATGCTCAGCTCAGAGGCGAGGGTCCCTGGGAGAATTTGGAGCTGGCAGGCATCTCTCCGGACATTTTGCTTGAAGCCCAAAACTCCATTGATTTGCTAGAGAGACTGTCGGCCCTTTACCCACAGCTGGGCGATCAGCAGCGACAACTGGCCAGGCAGGCGCTCGGCTTAGGCCCGGGTGCCGACCTGCTACTGCGCCAAGGTCCCGACGAGATTCAGCGCCTACTGGCAGACGCCGAGCACCTGGGCGTGGTCACCGACGAGATGGCTCAGAATGCCGAAAAGCTAACGCAAGCCAGCATGCGGTTTGAGCGCGCATGGGAAAATCTCGCGAACGTGTTTACCGGTGAAGCCTCCGAGGGCATGGCGTCGTCTATCGACCGCTTGGCTGACGCCATTACTAACCTAGAAAGCGTGGTCGCCGCAAGTGGCAGGTTCTACGGGGACAATTTCGACACACTGGCACCGGCGGCGACTGTGGGCACCGCAGCGGCTGGGGCTTGGGGAACCTCGCAGATCCTACAGCGCATGGGGTTTACGGGCACCGCATCTAAGCTGAGGTCTGTCGCACGTTTCGGGGCCACCAGAGTGGCAGCGCCTCTGGCGCTGGCGAGCCTTTGGAATCTGGACGAAGACATCACAAACATGACTGGGTGGGACCCCAAAGACCACCCCGCAACGCGCTGGCTGTTCACGCCTATCGGCGAGCTGTTTGGATCTGACGGGAGCGGAGAGCCCTCCGGCCCCGACGCCCTGAACCTGAACACACCCACCCCACCCCAGAGCGACGACCTCGGCTTTAGGCTGCCCGATCCCAGCGCATCCAGCGTGTTCTATGAAACCCGCGATTCGGTAATGCCCCCACTGGCGGCGCCGGCGAGCAACACAACAAACGAAACCGTGCACATTGATCGCATCGAGCTGAACGTTGACGGCACCGGCGACCCGGCAGCGGTTGCCGATCGGGTGATGGCCGAGTTGAACGATGTGATGCTGGCCTCGCTCGCACAGTTTCAAACGGCATCGGCGGGGTAGGCGGCATGATCAGCATTTTTCCACGCACCGCCCTGGAACTCGTCAACATCAAAGATGATGCCCAAGTAGCGGCCTATCACTTCGACGCGGTTACCGAGTACAAGCTGGACGCAAAGACCAGGTACACACGCTACCCGATTGAGTACGGCGTTGATATTCAGGACCACGCCTACAACGAGCCAACCAAGCTGGTGGTGTACGGCTACATGGGCAGCACGACCTTGCGCATGTCGGTTAACCAGCTGCCGGGCCTCGGCGCCTCGGCGGTTGTGGGAGGCATTAACGACCCAGTTGTTTCCGCAGTTGCGGGTATTGCCGGTGCCGCGTATGAGGCAGGCACTCGCGAGACTCGCGGCGGCACTACGCTGATGTTCCTCGAACGCTTGAAATCAAAGTTCATCCGCTTTGATGTGCAAACCGATTTGACCCTGATTCCTAGCCTGAAAATCGACAACATCCATGTACCGGTTAAGCCCGAAACGGAAAACGGACTGGAGTTCGTTGTTGAAATGAGCCAGCTGTTTGTCGTGGGCGATGAGTCACCCAGTGCGCTCCAGTTCGATGTTGACGACGTATCCAAAATAGACGCCGCGACGTTGCAGAACGCCGCCATGGTTGACCGGGGGAGGGTGTCACTTGTCTAGCCGTGAAATTCCGTTACGCCCTCGCGCCCCCCAGCAGCGGTTTAGCGCCCCTTTGGGTGACTACACCTTGGAGTTTTCCTTTTACTGGGTCGCTCGGTTCGAGTATTTCCGGGTGAACATCCGGGACGTAACTGGCGATGCGTTCACGCTCACAAACGGCCGCATTGCTCACCCTGATGTAAACCTTTTGTCGGGCCTTAACCCTCGCTATGGGCGCGTGTACATGCACGGCCAGCCAGCCACGTTGACGAACTTGGGTGTGCGCGCCCATCTCATGTGGGAGGCGCCATGACCCGGTACTTTGGGCGTGAATACCGCATTGAGTTCTCGGACGAGAGTGGCGCAGTTCAGCGAGTAATTGACAGCCGCGAGACGGCCACACCCCTGCAAGTGGAGTTCTTTGTCAGCACCACCTTCGGGGCCGCGCTCTCGACCATGGAGATGTCCATTTACGGGCTGAACAAGGATTCAATTGGCCAGATTGTGGCGTGCAAAAACATTGAGTTGCAGGCCGGGTATGAGGGCGTCACCGGCACCGTGTTCAGAGGCAGCATCTCAAACTACGCCACGCCACGCGACGGCGTCGAGCGAAAGCTGACGCTGTATTGCTGGACAGGTCGGGAGGAGCAGCGCGAGCGAACGTGCGAAGTCAGCTTTGCCGAGAATACGCCGTTTTCTGAAATCGTCGATCACGTTGCAACCGATATGTTCGGCCGGCCACCGGAGTACATTGGTTTTTCCGAGGCATTCCGCCGCGCAATGGGCATGGCCACCGACGGCTACAACGGCAACCGGCCGCACAGCTCCTGGCTTGACCAGTTGGCCATTGATTTGAAGTTTGAGTGGCTTGCACAAAGTGGCCGATGCGTACTCATGGAGCGCGGCGCGTCGCGTGGTGGTGACCCCTACGAGATTAACGTCAACACCGGTTTGGTGGGTGGCGTATCTCTAACGCGACTGGGCGCTGATTTCGAAATGAAGCTCAACCCGCGCATCGTCATCGGCGACCGAGTGCGTATCCGGGCCGAGTCCACCACGATCAATTTTAGCGCTATTTATCAGTCCCAGCTGCCGGAAGAAAAGCGCACCATTGGCGACGGCCTGTACGTGGTTAAGGCCCTGCGGCGCCAGGGCAGCTTTTACGGCGATAACAGCTGGACCAGCCAGCTCACGTGCTGGCGAGAGGGTGAGACCGGCTTGAGCCCGTCGGGGGTGCCCTATGATTAACGCCAAGCATACCCTGCAAGAGCGCATAGCGAGGCTGCTAAAAACAGCAACCGGCCAGTCTCTGCGTGACGATGTGCGCACCTCAATACCTGGGCACGTGCTGTCGTATGACCCGGCCACCCAGTTGGCGCAACTGCAAATCGGCATCCAGCGCTTAAACCTCAATGGCGACACCTTTACACCCCCGCCAATCATCCGCTGCCCGGTGCTCATTTACGGCGGTGCGGGCGGTGTGGTTGAAGTGGAAATCCAGCCCGGCGACGAGTGCCTGATCCACTTCTCCATGCGCTGCATCGACGGCTGGCGTAACCAAGGCGGCGTTGCACCGCTGACCCGCATTGAACGCTTTCGCGAAGCCGATGCTTTCGCCGTTCTGGCCCCGCGGTCGGCCCCCAACGTGATCACCGATTACAGCAACGACGGTATTCGCGTTCGGTCGCTTGATGGGCAACGGTATGTGTGGCTCAAAAATGACGGGACGATTGATGTGCGCAACGAGTCGGGCGAGTTCACGATTGACCCGGCCGGCACGATCACCGCACAGAACGACGAAGTCAGTTTTACCCTGGATGCCGGTGGCGCCGGTGTGCTGCAAAACGGCTTAGGCTACGTGACACTGACGCCCGGCGGTGCTGTCGATGCCAACGGCGCCACCATCACCACAGGTGGCAACGTGATTACCGCCAACGGCACCGATCTGGATGCGTTCAAACAGCAATACGATTTGCACGCCCACATCAGTGCCAGCTCCGGCGACCCATCAGGACCACCGATATGACGACACGCGCGATTATTAACGGCCAAATGGCCACGTCCGGCTCCCGCATGTTTTTAACCGGCGCGGCCGAGGTGGCCCAGAACATTACAACCCGGCTGCTCTGGTTTTACGGAGAGGCGTTTTTAGAGCTCGACGGCGGCACACCCTGGTTTCAAACCATTCTCGGAAAGTCCCGCGGGCCTGAGCGTGAAGCCGCACTCAAGCGGGTGGTTTTAGAGACGCCCGGCGTCGCGAAGCTCACTTCCTTCAGGCTGGATGTGTCCGACAACCGCATGACCGTAAGCGGCTCAGTGCTGACAATTCACAGTGCAGACGAAGTCCCGTTTGCAGCGCAGGTGTAACGACTATGGCAACGATTACAGACAACGGCATTACTATCAAAACTCTGTCCGAGTGGAAGGCGGCGCTGGAAGCGGTATATCACGCGGTCGATCCAGAGTGGGACGTATCCACGGCCACGCCCGACGGGCAGGTTATCGCCGCGCTGGCCGAGATTCTAACCAACGCCGACGAGGCGCAACTGGACAGCTACAACGCCGCGGACCCGGACAAGGCAACCGCTCAGGCGCTCGACGCCATCCTGCGCCTGTCGAACGTAGAGCGGGCCGAGGGTACGCACTCAACCGCTACAGTGCAGCTGGTCGGCACCGCGTCCACAGTGGTGCAGGCGGGTACCCTGATCGAGAACTCAGTCACCGGCACTCGATGGGCTACCGACCACCAGGTTGTGCTCGGGGCAGGCCCCACACCGGTAACCGTTACCTGTCAAACGATCGGTGCGCAAACCGCCGGTGTGGGTGAGCTCAGCAAAATCGCAACGCCGGTCTCAGGCTTGGAGTCGGTTAGCAACGCCGGGTCAGCCGCTTTGGGGCGCAACCCAATGACTGACCCCGAAGCGCGCATATTCCGACAAGAAACAATCTCCAAGCCCGCGAGCAACACAATTGATTCCATTGTCAGCAGCGTGGCCACCGTCAGCGGTGTATCGCACGTGCGTGGGTACACGAACCGCAACAACAGCACCGACGGCAACGGCATACCCGGACATGGGTTTTCCATCATCGTAAAGGGCGGAGATGACGCGGATATAGCACGAGCGATTTATAACAAGCTCAACCCAGGCCCGCCCATGTTTGGCGGAACGAACCCTGTCACGGTTGAGGTGCAGTCAGAGGTGACCACCAACAGCGAGGACGTTACTTTTGGCCGGGCTGTCGATGTGCCACTGTATGTGCAGGTCAACCTAATACAAACCGGCGAGATCCCTGATAGCGCACAGTCGGAAATTAAAGCGGCGATCGTTGCGTACAGCCTCGGTAACCTCTTTGACGGCGACAGCCTGGACGGCCACAGAAAAACGGGCTTCCGCATTGCCGAAAGCATCAGCAGCGGCATGCTGCACACGCCGGTTAACTATTACATGGGCCGGGTAGGTGAGGGCTACGTGGATTCGATTTACATATCTCGATCGCCCGACCCTACTGAACCCGGCGTGGCGTCCATCGGCTGGAACGAGCTGGCAACCATCAGCGATAACAACATTGAGGTAACAATCTCATGAGTTTTGATTACGCTGGCCGCGCTCAATCCCGCCTTATTGCGCAGTACCGCAACGACGCAAAGATGCGAACGCTTCTGGCCGGGCTGGCCAACCTGGTTAACACCGAGTTCGAGAACGCAGCCGACATTCGCCGCTTGCTTTACAGCATCGACGATATGAGCGGTGTGCAATTGGATTTGATCGGCCGTGTTCTGGTTCGCCCACGTCCCGCCGTGCTCAATGTGAGTGTTCCGTTTTTTGGTTACGAGGGCACACCCGGTGCCGTCGGCTACAACGTGGCCCCCTATTTCGATTACAGCCAAGGCGGAGATATTTATATCGCTCTGCCCGACGGCGCTTACCGAAAGCTGCTAAAAGCCACCGCGGTACGCAACAACACCGACTGCAGTATCGACAGCATCATACTGGCGGCACAGGTGATAACCGGGGATGAATACGTCACGCTGATCAATCATCAGAACATGACCTTCGAGTTGCTTTTCTCGGAAGAGCCGGATGCGCATTCGACGATCGTTATTAACAACTTCAACGTAATCCCGGAGCCAGCTGGGGTTCGTTTTGATGGATGGTCAATCGCCGGTCAAAACTGGGTTGAGTACGACTCACTCTTCACGGACTGGGAGGATGACGGCGACCCTTACGCCTACAGCGACTGGACGCCAGAAGCGGGCTATCAAACCGAGAACTTTACCCAAGAGCGAACCTACAACCAGAACCAGATTCGGATGGAGCAAAAGCGCGAGATCGATACTGTTACTGGGGCTATACGCAACGTCGGAGCGCCGATCGAGCACAGCCAAACTGTTACCGGCAGTGAATCCCGCCCGGTGACCGTCAGCGCTACAGCATGGTCCGACACGGACCGAGCAGACTACACCGATTGGCTACCCGAGC